GTGTGGGCGGGCTAGGGCAGGGCTAGTCTGCTAACCGCCCCCCCTAGAATAAATCTAATTGCCTTTCATTCAGACTGCCAAAGGGCGACTCTTGAAGGCTCACAATCTGACATCTATTATCAAATCTTTTCTTTTGCTCATCACAGATTTTTTCTGAGATTGCTTTTGCTTCCTCATCATTCTCACACCAAATGTTTAATGATAATTCTACTCTATATCTATTTTCATTTTTCATTTATTTTCTCCTTTTTAATTCGGCATTTAATCTGCCTAACCTTACAACAAATGCCCCATGCATATGCTTTGTTAAGGTTTTTATAAAAGCGTTATTATCTAGCAACCTTGTATATGTTGCTATTGCTTTTTCTAATTCTGCTTTGCTTAATTTTTTCTCGTTCATAATATAATTATACTCCCTTTAAAATTTTATTGCAACTTTTTTTTTGTTGAATAATTTAAACATGGTTTAAAATTTGTTAATAAACAAATTTTAAACCACGCACGCTGTTTTGTCAACTTTTGTGACAGATTATTTTTACGATTTCCCATAACATATTTTCAGGAAAATGTCAAATTTTGTGACAAATTTTTTTGGAAACTTTTTGAGAATGTTTTGCAAAACTTTCATTAAATGTTTATAATATTTATATTGTTAATTAATCGGAGAAAAAACAATGCACGATAAATTGTATATGCACTTGCTGAAAGCTAAACATCAAGCCGAGAGGGATAGACTAGAGGTTAAACAAAAACTAGACCTATTCAGAAAAGCTAATAGAAATGTTAAACTAACTAAAGCAATTGGCTCAGAATATAAACAATTCGAGAAACAGATTAATCAATTCAATGGATTAATTCGTTCTCTAAAGCAAAAACTCAGAAATGGGTAAATGGTTAAAGGGGCTAACCATTAGCAATAGCCCCACTTATAATAGGAATATTATGAAAGAAGAAATAAAAGAGTTTTCCAAACTCACTAAAAATGGAATGGAAGATAAAATTGCTAAAGCAACAGGATTAAAATTGACTGCTTTAGCAAGGGCAAATTCCAGCGATATAATCGCACTTGCAAAATACATTAATGAAAATGTAAAAGGCGTATCAATCGAGGGGCTAAAATAATGGTGCCACAATCGAGGACAACACACACAATTGTGTGTGTTGTTGATACTGAAACAACTTTTATTAATGAAACGCCACGAATGGTTTATCACTTTGGGGCGACTTTCGGAGATATAGAGCAAGAAAATTCTTTTAATGTTGTTAAAATGGATTACTATGTAAAAGAAGTTATTGAAGATTTATCTTTATTCTTACATCAGAATAAAGAGGGGCATAACTTCGGATATAATAAATCTATGGCTAGAGCATTAAAAGACGCTATCAGAAATCCACATAAGGTTAAAAAATGGAAAGATATTATCAAGGAATGGCAAGATTTACTTCACGCCATGAATGTGCAATATTTAACATCTTATAATTTTAATTTTGATATTGGAACTGATAGCTCAGAAATTGCAACTGTTAGAAAAACACATCAACAATTGACAGATAAAACTTTTTTCTTGCCTAGAAATGTTGATTATGTTTGTTTAATGGATATAGGGGCAACGCTATTTATGAATAGAAATTATTTATCATGGATAGAAAATTTATCAGAAGAAGAAAAAGGACAAATGACAACTGAAAAAGGAAATATATCTTATTCGGCTCAATCTTGCATGAGATACATAAATAGAGATTTATGGTATCAAGAGCAACATACAGCATTAAGAGATAGCCTTCTTGAATTTCAGCTATTTGCTCATTTTTGGAAAAGGTGGAAAAGCATTATTAAAAAAGAATTTGTTAATAATGTAAATCAACCTTCTTGGCAACATCTTAAAAAGGGTTATTCGGCAACGAAGAAACGCCAATTAAGAAAAGGCAAAATGGTAAAGAAGATACAGAAAAAAGAAATACAACAAGTAGAATTAAATTTACAAGGGGGTAAATAATGACTAAGCAACTAGAATTAGATTTTGATCCAAAATCAGAAACTGTAAAGAAAATCGAGAAAGATGTTCCAGACTTTAAAAGGAATGGATTTCAGACTAGAGAAGAATTTTTAAAAGCTAAATCATGGGATAGAGCATTTAGACATTTTGACCAATCCAACAGGGGGAAAAAATGAGATATATGTCAGAATATGAAAGGCACGAAAGAAAACTAAGAAAAATTAAAAATTGGTTAACTGTTTTTGCTATGCTTTTAATTTTTATAGGATTGCAAGGGTTTATGCCCTTGCCACGCCTTGAAGCTACCTTTTTTATATTTACAGGTAATGCTTGTATTTTTTGGGTGGCTCTTGTAGATGAAGATAAGAGATTATTTCTCTTTACTCTTTTAATGATAATTGCACAAATATCGAGGGTTTATTATGAAATTTAAAACTAAATTTTGCGACAGACTTTATAACCTAAATGCTAAAATAAGGATTTATGATTTAGATGGCACAATTATAGATAGTAGCCACCGAGCAAGGCATGACCAAAATGGAAAATTAGACTTAGACCATTGGAAAGAAAATAATACTAAAGAAAAGATTTTTCAAGATGAGTTATTGCCTATGTTTGAGAAATGGGAAAATGGGATTATGAATATCTTGCCTTAATGGGTATTTATTACGATAAGATTTTATCAAGACCAACAGGCGAGATGACTGCTGATTATAAATTAAAGAAAAGATTATTAAATCCTTATTTTAATTTAAAACCATTTCAGAATATTGCAAAATATTTCTATGATGATAATACTTCTAATCTGTTAGCTATTGGCGACATGGGGGCGACTTGTTGCAACGCTAGAGAATGGAATAAAAATTTCCGATAAAGGGGTTTCGGAATAGGGGCGAGAAATCGCCCCACTTTTTTTTTCAATTTTCAACTTTCTCCGAGCCGAGAAATTACACAGAAACTCAATTCCGATTTTTGAAATTTAAAAACTTGACATGGTTTAAAATTTCATACTGAAATTTTAAACCACGAATGGATTTTTGTCAACTTTTGTGACAACTTTTTTCGGGGTTTTTCCTAACACGAAACGCTGAAAAAGTCAAGAAAAATCTTTATAATTAATTTGTATTTATTTTCACAAAAGACTTGCAACAAGGCTAAAAATCCTTATAATGATTATATCAACTTAAGAAACACACCTTAAAGGGAAAACAGAAAAAGGGGATTGAGAGAAAACTAGATTTTCGCCGATAGAACCGAGAAGGGAAAACATCAACCGAACTTCACGACCTTTCCACGAAAACTATCTCCTCAAAAGGGTGAAAGGCTCATAGGTTTCGACCATTGCTGAATTTCACTCGGGTTGTTGGAAAATGCGATTATTCAATTTTTCCAACACCCACTTTTTTTTTCGTCAATTAATTTTGAGGGACACCCCCTGCCCGACTGTTTTGTAAATGCATCTCTACCCTGCGCCGCAGTGCAGTTTCGAAGCGATGCAGTGCAGTTCCGATGCGATGCCGAGTTATCCACAGGATATGCACAAGTCTTCGCGGGGACATCCTCCCGCCCACCCGTATAGTATACCACACTTTGGGGAGATTGTCAAGAACTTTTTGAAAATAAAAAAACCCGACTCGTGTCGGGTTCTGATGATTGGAACACCCGTCCCGTGCCAATAGGGACTGATGTCTAGCGTTGAGGGACAAACACGCTTACTGTTCGGTGGTTAGGAACAAATGTTGATTAGTTTTTTGATGGTCTCTGCATTGGCTCTTTCGAGTGAATTTAGGAAACCTTTGTCAACTTTGATAACTTGCTCCAACTCTGCAACTAATGTTGCTTTTGTTTTTACGACTTTTTTCACTTTTGATTTTTCCATTTTTTTCTCCTTAATATGGAAATAATTATATCCGAAGTCAGCAAGGGGGTCAATAGATGTTTAGCAGAAACTAGCAGAAATTTAAAATTGTAAATGCGCATGGTTGCGGGGTTTCAGCAAGTCGCAGCAGCGCTTGCGCCAAACCCGCAGTGCAGTTTCGAAACGAAGTGTGCAAACGAAGTGCAAAAGCGATGTGCTGGTTTGCGCTAGTCTATTATAAGGATATTAATAGTATATCACAGATTATTGCGGGTGTCAAGAGAAATTATGAGAAATTTGCGTTTTTGGCGAGGATTTGCGGCGAAGGTCGGTGGTTTCGCGTCCCGCCCCCCGAAGTATCGATGCGATGTTTTACAAGAAATGTGCTTTTTTTATTGACAACAGGATATAATGTGCGTATAATAATAAGTATGAAAAAGGAGAAAAATATGAAACAATCAAACACACTAAAGTTTTTCAATAAAATCCTTGACATAAGTAATGAAATCGGATATAATATATCTATATTAAGAAATAAAATAAATTTGGGAGAATTTAATATGGCAAACGCTAAAAACTATACAGACGAAATGGTTGCACAAATGACTGCAGCTTACACAGAAAACCCTTCAAGGGAAACAGTAGATGAACTTGCTAATACTTTAGGCAAAACAACTAGAAGTATCATTGCAAAGTTATCAAGAGAGGGCGTATACATTGCTCAACCAAGAACTACAAAATCTGGTGAACCAGTTGTAGCAAAGGCAGAACTTGTATCAGCAATCGAAGAGCACTTTGGAATCGAACTACCTACACTTGTCAAAGCAGGTAAGCAAGACCTACAAAGATTAGTTGACACAATCTCACAATAATTGTCAAGGAGTGATTACCCTAAGTAATCGCACTTTAAACTAGGGAGTTCGAAGTCGATAAGTGTCTACGGAAGCACACCAAATGGAAGTAGCAAGTTCGACTCTTGCATCTGCTTCGAGAAAGTTAGTTCAAATCTAACACCTAGTTTAAAGTGAAGTTTCAGTAAGAAAATCAAAGTTTTTATTGACAAATGGTTAAAGAGTGGATATAATATATGTATATTCAGAAAAAGAAAAACCAAGTGATAAAACGAAGTATCACACCCGTTGGGACTGAGTTGAAGTTTTAACTACCAAGTAGTAAAAAAATCAAAATTCTTCTTGACAAATGGTTAAAAAGTAGATATAATATACTTATATTCTGAAAAGAAACAAAACACGGAGTATTCAACGCCATTAAAGGTTGAATTACAGAAAGGTAGTCGCTCAGAAAAGGACTCCCAAGTGAGGCATCACATAAAATATTGCCGTATGCTGTACTGCATCTACAGGGCGCGTTAATGAGATAGATGTATGTTTTTGACACTCATATACAGAGATATTTTGCAGAAAGAAAAGCGAGTGTATATCCGATTGACTGGTCGGCAAAGAGAATAGCACGGATACTATCAGTAAATCCTCTATTAAAGTCCCGAGATTCAGGTTTACCTGTCAAAGGCAAGAGGTAGTAAGTAGCAGACACGCAGTGCTTTCTCAGTAGTGTCTTGGCACTATAAAGGGGAGAGGATTACACTATATTTCACTCCTTAAACAGAAAATTAGTGCGTGATTGACGGGTAGATACAGCGATAATATCACCTAGTGTTAGTGCTTCTAACGCTCGACTGTGGGGAATACGCCAACGGTGTGGAAAGGGTAGCAATACCTCAGTAGGATACTTAGCAACAACGCAGTCCAAAGAAAGCAGTAGTTATTCTAAGCATATCTTTAATTCGCTTAGGAGTTTGTTGGAGTTCTCGACCAAACCAACACTTTTAACAACTCAGTGTGCTAGTGATGATAACAAACCAATTTCTTGGTAGCAACATTACCCTCAAGTAAATGCGAGCATAGTTGTGGAAGGGTAAGCAATCTGATTTAGAGAGAGATTGCATCGTATCCTGCGAGGATATCCCACAAATCGTTTGAGGTTTGCAGTAATCGAATACCGAGATTTAGTAGGGTAAGAGGGGCAGATACAACTGTTAGTCAGTAGATAAGTAATGTGAAATGAGCAGTGCACCATAGACGGAAGTCGTAGATTGAAGTTCGTATCATCCATTACCTCTGGATACTGCAGTGGAAGGGTTCAACATACAATGCCGAGTTGACCACTTAAAAAAATTTAAACAACATTAATGCAAGTTTGGATGGGCGACTTTTAGTTGCCCATTTTTTTGCTTCAAATAACATAACATCAAAATTTCCTACCTAATTTAAAATAGTTCTTGACAAAGAAGATAACTTCGAGTATAATATATGTATCAAAAGAAAAAGGAAACCACATTTTCCGACATAATGAGTGTGGGGTTCTGATACCGACAATCAGCAGTAGTGGAGGAGGTAGACACTACACTTAGATTAACAAGATTTATTAAAAAGGAGGGCATCATGCCAGCAAAATTCAAACCAAGTGAAAAAATTTACAAAAGAGGAGTGCCTGCAAAGCAACTAAAAGACAGACATTTCTACCTAAAGGACACACCTAAAGAGGAGTTGTTCGCAGAGATTAACAAGCACAATGTCAAACCAAAACAAAGACAAAAGTGCCTAAACGAACTCGTTAGACGAGGCGTGAAAGTAGTGTGGACTACTAAGGAGAGTGCATAGTGGCAAATAAATGTCTCAGTAAACAAAAAAGAATACTTTGTAGAAAAATTCTTAGATGCAAGTCTAAAAAGCAACTTAGATATGACATCTGGGATAGAAAGAACATAAAGCAGTTAGGCGAGTTGCATCCATTTGCAGAAATGTATGCTTACCTAAAAGAATACCTTAGACTATGTTCATCAAGAGAGGCGTGGGTAGAAGATTGCTACCTTCCTAGTTGGTCGCAAAACGAAGACGAAATATTAACAGAATTAAAAGAATTAGTTTGGGAGGAAATGAGATAATGAGAGCATGGGGAACTAATCATGTGTCGCACAAGAAGAAAACCAGTCAAGGCAACGGGCGCGGCACATTCAGTATCAATATGAACAAGAACAAAAAGCGTTCTTACAAGAAATACAGGGGGCAAGGCAAATGATTGTAGTATTAAAACAAAACGATTTCCAAACTTTCAAAGAGAAAGTGGCAAAACTAGGTAAAGCAGGTATTGATGTGAAGTATTCAGTAGCAAAACCTAACCACAAGAAAGTGAAAGTGACAATGCATACACCAGTGGATGCTAAAAAGTGGGACGAGGTGTGTGATGTTTAATAAGATATTAGACGCAATTTGGGAACCATTCGACAGTAGTGATTCTTTAGAGTGGTTCCTGTTAATCTTCGGTTGGACAGTATTAGTATTAATTCTAATTGGGGGAGTGATAGAATGGATTTAACAGTATTAATTTTAGTAGCGATGTTCTTAGTATTCATATACTTTAGCAACAAAAATGACGACAACTGGCGTGGGTAAGTTAATACGATTTCCAGTAGAGAGGACAGAAAAGGCAGTTCTGATTCGAAATCTGCGAGAGCAAGAGGAAGAAATCAGAATGTGCCTTGATGACATCGAAAATTTAAACGAACACATAGTTGAACTAACAGCAGAATACGAAATGCTGTTAGATAGACTGTGTGAATTATCAAATATAGAATATGGAGAGATTGATGATAAAGGGTAGTATGTTATATGACCAACATGGTCGTAAGCGTAAAGTAAAGAAACTTTATACAAGTAAGAAAGCGACGCCTCGCTTTGAAAAACAAAAGGCAAAACAATTTAAAAAGAGTGAAGAATATCCAAGTGCAACAGTTGGAGAATATACTGTGCCTGAAGATACTTCATATAAGCAAGACATCAGTAAGCAATACACAGTATCCATTGCTTACAACAAGGGTGCATACCAAGTGATACCAAAAGGAGAAGTGAAAGACATTGGCAAGTAAATATAACAGGCATTATGCAGTAGGTATGTGGGCAAATGGCAGTGAAATAGTAAGCATACAGTATCCAGAGAATAGTAAACAAGCATGGCAAGGTGATTGTCCAGCAAGAAACACACTACATATGTGGATAACATTGGCAGATGGGCAGTTCATTAGAGATGATGAACTAATTTTAAACAAGAAAAAGTGGGACGCATTGCAAGTTGCAGAGAAGTTCATATCTGAAATTAGTGGAGGAGTAGCATAATGAGTAAAATAAACGACTATGCAGCGTTTGTAGACCAGTGCACATCCGATACTAGTAAAGATACGACCAAAATGTGCGATAGAGTAGAATATCTACGAGGCGACTACACAATGCAAGGAAATAAAGTGATTGACCAAGAGATAGATATGGCAAGACTGATGACTGCATTGATAGGAATGATGGCAGAGAGTGGAGAGTTTGCAGAAGTAGTAAAGAAAAAAGTATTTCAAGCAGATAGTAAGTTCTCAGTCGATGAGATTTTCCACATGAAAAGAGAACTGGGCGATGTATTATGGTATTGGGTTCAGGGATGCAAAGCATTAGGTTTTACACCTGATGAGGTAATGGATGAAAACATTAGGAAACTAGAGAGTAGATATCCGAATGGTTTTGAGGTAATTAGAAGTGAAGTTAGAGAACAGGGGGACATATAATGGCAAATCATGTATATTTTAATATCAGTATTAATGGATTAAGTGAAGAACAACACGATACAATGTTCAAAAGTGAAGTAAATAACCGACCACATTGGAAGGAGGGCGAAGACCCGATAGAGTCTAGAGAATTAGTAGACCTTCATGAGCAACCTTTTATGTCTAAAGTAGATAGAGTGTATGATGACGAAGGTTGGATTGAAAACTCTTATAATTGGTATATTGACAACTGTGGTGCTAAGTGGGTTGACATTGAAGAATGGGAAGATACAATTAGTGGATACAGTGCTTGGTCTGCTCCGATTCATATGGTAGAACATATGCTAGAGTGGGCAAGTAATCAGTTCAATATCGAACTAAGTGCAAGTATGACTTATGAAGATGAGTTCAGAAACTTTATTGGAGTTGACCATTTTGAAACTTACCACGAAGATGGAGAGTATTACTGTTCACATAGT